TCCGTAGATTCTTCAACTTACATTACCTCTTATACAGAGACAGATCCTGTAGTTGCTGCGATCAACGGTATTGTTAAGTCAAATGGCTCAACTATCTCTGCAGCCACAGCCGGTACAGACTACCTTGCACCTACAGGTGATGGATCTAGTCTGACTGGCGTACTTTCTGACGTCGTTGAAGACACTTCTCCTCAACTTGGTGGCAACCTTGATGTCAATGGCAACGATATTGTTACTACATCAAACGGTGACATTGATCTTGATCCTAATGGAACCGGTGTTGTTGTCTTCAAAGGTAACTCTAACAAAGGTTCAGGTCAGTTCAAGCTTAATTGTGAGAACAATAGCCACGCTATTACTATCAAAGGACCTCCGCACTCAGCGGCTGCTTCCTACACACTAACACTACCAAATAATGACGGTAATGCTGACCAGGTTCTGAAAACTGACGGATCTGGCAACCTTGCCTGGGTAGATCAAATTTCTTCTTCAGGTTCTGGTGACATCCCGTCTGGAACAAAGATGATCTTTTATGAATCATCTGCACCTTCTGGTTGGACACAATACACAAACTTGAATGATTACGGCTTGCGTGTCGTTAGTGGATCTGGTGGTGGAACTACTGGTTCCGTAAACTTCGGAGATCTCTTTGATGAGCAAACTATCAACGTAACTAGTAACGGTTCTGTTAGTTCTGAAACTGCTGGCGGTAGTGTTTCGGCAAACGTCCATGGTCACAACTTGACCACTTCAGAAATGCCACAGCACCGTCACGCTTATACAAAGGTCTCGAACAGTAATGCTCAAGACAACCGTGGCGGACCTAACAACGGTCAGTTTACCTTTAACCAATACACCACAACTGCATACACCACCTATGAAGGAAGTGGGTCTCCTCACGATCACGGAATCTCAGCTAATTTCTACGGTGCAGCACACAGTCACGGAATCAGCAACTTGTCTGGTTCAGGAACTTTGGATATGCGCCTGAAGTATGCAGATGTAATTATTTGTACTAAGAACTAATGAACGGTAAATTCTGCCCTTTAATCCGTAAAGATTGTGTCGAGCACAAATGTGCTTGGTACACAAACCTCATAGGTAAAGACCCCCAAACAAATCAAGACATTAATAATTGGGGGTGTTCCGTCGCTTTTCAACCACTCTTGCAAATGGAAGCAGCTCGTATGTCTAGAGGTACGACTGCTTCTATTGACAACTTGCGAAAAGAACACGAGGAAGCTTCACAAATGCAAGCAAAGCTAATGTCCGCGCAGGTACAACTTACTCAACAAACTATCGTACCTGTATCTACACACGTTTTACCAGAATAATATGTCTGTTGATCTATCAACCATTAACGCTCTATTTATCAATACACAAGATCGTGCCATCAATGCTGATGGTGTCCCTTGTGAAGGTACAGATGCTATGTGGGATGCAATTCCCGATAATGTATGGGGAATTAATTTTAAAAACGGTAAGGTATATATTGAGCGTAAGGATCTTTCTGCCGATCAATACCTTGACCCTCATTATTTTGACGCTCTAGCGGACATTCCCTATAGCTCATCTTTTGACTGGACTCCTATCGAACAGGATCCAGACCTTTTCTCCTAATTAATTATGGCTTCTTATACTTCTAACGTTGAATTTCTTGGCAAGCCTCAGACTGCTCGCCAACTTGCTGCAGGTGCTTCCTCAGCAAACACTGCTCTTTCTTCAGGTATTTATCGCATCTCTATGCGTGCTGTAGGTGCTGACATCCGGTTTGAACTCGGAATGGGTGCACAGACAGCTAATGCAACTACCTCTAACTTCATTGCTGACGGTGAGCGTCTTGACTTCGCTTGCGCCAGTGGTTCACAAATTGCCGTTATCCGTGACGGCTCTGACGACGGAGTGCTGGAACTTACGGAGCTTGGTTGATGAAGCTAGGTACTACCTCTCTCTCTGTCACTCAACTTGGTAGTAGTGGTTCAGTAAGTGGTGTACCTGCTGGTCCTGTTTATACTCTTACAGCACCTAACAATGTTGATGAAGGAAACTCTCTACAATGCAATGTAACATGTAATCAACTTGCAGGTGACGGTACACTTTATTGGGACATCAATCATGTTACTACCAATGCTGCTGATTTTAGTTTTCAAAATGATTCCGGTACAGTAACTGTTAATAACCAAGTCGGTACATTCTTTATTGCTGCTGCTGCAGATAATACTACTGAAGGACCGGAAACATTTGACATCAATCTAAGAACAGGATCTGCTTCTGGTCCTCTTGTAGCTCAAGTACTTAACGTAACAATCAACGATACGTCTATCACGCCAGTAACCAGTTACTACCATTGGCATAGCCACACTAAAGGTGTAAGTATCCGACCAGTTCATTTGATGATAAGGACTAGTCTTAATAGCACTTGGACTTCAGTTATGACTCATAACCAAAATAGTAATAACTGGATTTCTAGGTCCTATAACCTGCAAAACTATGCTGGTCAGAATGTCAAGATTGGACATGCAGTTCAACGTAGTAGTCAAAGCTCTAGCACCTATTGGTCAAATGATTGTGCTATAGACGACATGCATCTCGTAGTTGCAGGCAATACAATTGATCTACGACCCACCAATAGTAATAGTACTAACCAAAGTAGATGGAAAACTAACGCTAATTATTGCCACAGTTCCGCAGCAAGCGCTTGCTCTAACGCCACTAATAACATCTTTGTAGGTTCTTCCTACCAGTACTGGAATGCAAATACCGGTCCAACTGGTAGTTCAGGGACTGGACCAAATTCTGCTTACGTAGGTACTCATTTTTTTTATTTTGAAGCATCAAGTATGAATTCGAGCTGTAACTATGATTGGGCGGCTGTTGTTTTTAAAAATTTTCAAGCAGTTTAACTGATGAATTATTTGAGGAAATTATTTTATGAGATTAGGTAGTTCATCACTGTCCGTTACTAGTGTTGGTAGACGTCAAGCAGCAGTTAGTCCCCATGCAGACCCGCCCACCTACGCACTTACTTCAGACTCTAGTGTCAATGAGGGTGCTTCATTTACAGTAACCGTCACAACAACCAACGTGTCAGATGGCACTTTTTTGTATTGGTCTACATCTAATATAACTACATCTGATCCTGATTTTACAGCAACTTCTGGCACCGTTATTATCAACAATAATACTGGCTCATTTTCTGTTTCTGCTGTTGCTGACTCAACAACTGAAGGCGCTGAAACCTTTGGCATTACATTAAGGATTGGATCGCAATCTGGTCCTATCGTTGCAAGTACAACTAATAAAACTATCAACGATACATCTCAAACACCAGCTCCTAGTTACTCAGCTTCATCTAATTCCAGTGTTGTAGAAGGGTCGTCGCTTGCTGTAACGGTTACCACTACCAACGTTGCTGACAACACTACTCTTTATTGGACTAATAATCACACGACAACTAGTTCTTCTGATTTCACAAGTAACAGCGGATCTTTTACTATTACAAGTAACAGCGGTACTTTTAATGTACCTGCTGCAACTGATTCATCTACCGAAAGTGATGAAACATTTACTGTTGAAATTAGAACTTCTTCTACTAGCGGTACAATCGTAGCAACACTTCCTACTGTCACCTTAACCAACGCTATTGTCTGGAAAGACATCCAGAATGCTACTGGAAGTAATTGGACGACTTTTGGATGGGGTTATGATAAAAAAGGCATTTTCTTTAAACCTGATGGTACTAAATGTTATGTAAACATGGGTGGTGCAATTAGAGAATACAGCCTAAGTACTGCATTTTGGATAAATTCTGGAGTTACTCAAACACATGTTTGGACTGTTCCTGTTCCTACTGGATCAGCATATTCCTCCGTCGAACCGCAGGATATTTTCTTTAAACCAGATGGAACAGCAATCTTTTATGTTGACTGGGAATCTGACTGGATTGTCAAGCATACTCTGTCTACCGCTTGGGATTTAAGTACTGTTAGTTCTTCTTCAACTCAGACATTAGATAACGGTCCTGAGTATTGGTTGCGTGGACTCTATTTTTCACCCGATGGAACTAAAGTGTTCACAATTGGTTTTAATAGAGATAGAATCATGCGCCAAGATCTTTCAACAGCATGGGATCTTTCTACAGCTACCTCATCTACCGAATCGAGTTGGCTTGGAGGAACTCCTTTAAGTTTGTGGTTCAAAGAAGATGGTACAAGAGTCTTAATTACCGACAACTCTAGTGATGAAATCCGCCAGTGGAATTTAAGTACTCCATGGGATTGTTCAAGTATGTCAAATGTTAATGAAAACTCAGTACTTGATACTTCAGGTTATGGTGACGGTGTTGGTGGCCTCTTTATTCACCCGCTTGGAACTATTATTTTCTTTGGTGATACTAATAATAACAGATACCATAGAATTACCAATTTTTGACAATGCTTTTATCTACAACCTCGCTTTCTTGCACTAATTTAGGGCGAAAAAGTATTGCTCAAACGGCTGCTAGTTCTAGTAGTGCTAGTAATACTTTACCCGATATTGATACTTATTCCCACGTAAGGCACAGTACAATTAATACTGCTAATTACAATTGTATGCATGCTACGCTTAGCCCTGATGGGACTAAACTTTACACATTACACCGCCGGACTAGTTCCACTTATTTGTTTTACGAACAAAACTTATCAACAGCATTTGACATTAGTTCATACGGCAGTACTACCGTTGGATTCAATATGAGAAATGATGGTGGTGGTCCTAGTTTCTACTACCCCAATTGCTTTAGGTTTGTAGACAACGGCTCTAAATTGTACGCTTGTAATTATGAGGGAAAGGTTAAGCAATATAATTTAAGTACTCCATGGGACACATCAACAAGAACACGTATCAGCACAGTTGATATTACCACTGGCAGCACTAGCGGTATTTTTTGGAAACCTGATGGTAATACTCTCTTTTATGTCGATAGTGGTAATGATAGAGTATACGCAAAACATGTAAGCACTCCATGGGATCTTACTACTATTACTTCCACTGATCAAAGTTTTTTATTAGATATTACTACTACTATTAACGAAGCCTCTCCATTTGATCTTTATTTTAGCAATGATGGTCTAAAATTATACATTATGGGAGCTGATAATGATTATGTATATCAATACAATCTCTCTACTGCTTGGGACATTACAACTTCTAGTTTTTCATATGGTCCAGCAGATAAATCACTTTATGTAGGTAATGTGGAAACCAGTGGTGTTGGTCTTCACTTTAGTCCTGATGGGACACACATGTATATAGCTGGTCAAACAGGTAATGGTGTTGACCAATTCGTTAGCTCTTAATTGTTTTTATTATGATCACCCTTATCCGTCCAATCCTTTTTTCGTTTATTAACTCTGACAAGGTCAAACGTCTTATCGTTGATCTTTTGACCAAGCTTGCTGAACAAACAGACAACACTGTTGATGATCAAGCTGTAGCGTTTATCGAACGCGGTCTCTTCGGTGGACCACTGGAGTGATCCTCCTCAGCTTCCTTCTATAACCCTTCCAGCAGCCCCTGAGCTGCCGCAAATGGTGCTGGAGGTGCCACGGGCTACGCTACCTAGTTACAAGCCCCTTGTAGTCCCTCCTAGCGTCCTTAAACCACCACCAGGTATTGAGGGAAGTGAACCGTCTGAAGAAACAAAGACTGAATCAACAAAGGCTAAACCCACGCAACAGATACCGTTGCCGCCAGAAGTTCAGCTTATAGAAATTCCATTTACAGAGGTAGAGGTTCCTATGCCATCTACCGAAATCATGACAACTGCAGCTACGACAGCATTCATAAGTGTTGCGGCCACCCTTTCTGCTACGTCTTTGTTCAAATACTTAGTAATGGTTTTTAAACCTATCTTTAAACAAGCATGGAACAAGATCACGAAGAAAAAAAAGCAGGATTCATCAAGTTCATCGTCCTTGTCTGGTCAGCAGGACTCCTGACTGCCAGCTATGCCGGATGGATGCCAAAGATGGATCCGACTTATGTGGCGAGCATTCTTAGCGGAACTTTGGCAACTTTTTCTATTACACGCGAAAAGAAACAATGAAACGACTTCTTTTGCTTTTGTTGATGGCTAGTCCAGCTGCAGCTCAGCAAATTACTCCTAATTTTACTCAGGGGTCAATGCAATCCACTACTACTACCACCGTTGAGATCGAAAGAACAATCGAAACCGAGATCATGGGTGGTGATTATTCATCATGGTCTGGAACAAACGTAACTCCAAGTGGAGACATTTTGAGCGATTCTACAACGTATTCTGTAACCAATGCTGGAGAACAATTTCAACTGGAAGTAGTGACTCGTTCAGCTGGGGTGGTCGAAACAACCGACATCACAGAAACAATCGATCAAACCTCTACTACTACATCCTTGTCGGTCTTCTCTCAGTAAGCCCAGCGTTTGCTAACGAAGATCCAAAAGTTCAAAATACATCTAATCCGGTAGCCGCGGCCACAGGTAACGTAACTAATCAAGCGGTGCAATTCCAAAACAATGGAGCACCGTCTCGTCAATACTTTGGTCCTAACAATAGCTGCAATGGGTCAACAATGCAGTTCAGCCCGTTTTACATGGGTAATGACACTATTCCTCACGATTACACTGGCTATGTACGTAGCAATAACTTCGGCTTACAACTGAATTTTGCTGTACCTCTTGATGGCGGCATGATTGAGACCTGTAAGGCTATTGCACGTAAGCATGAAGCCAAGATGAGGTTAGATTATGAACTTGTCCGTGCACTTAAGTGTACAGAAATAATGAAAGCTGGGTTTACCTTTAGACCTGGCAGCCGTGTAGAGGTGTTGTGCCACGACATCGTACCTATCGTATCTCTTACTAATGATTGAAGCAGGAATATCTGCTGCTATCGCTATCTTTGCTGGTGGCGCAGCACTAAACAATCGACTCCACAACCGAATAAACAGTGTTCACGAACGTATTAATTCACTTGATCGACGTCTTGATGGCATTGAGCTAAACGTAGCTAATGATTACGTCAAGAAAGCTGAGCTTGCTGAACTACTTAGCCGTATGGAAGACCATATGGTACGTATTGAGAACAAACTAGATCAAATAGTCCTTAGAAACAACTAATTATGTCTTTTAAACTCGTAGATACCATCCGTGGGAAAGTCCTGCAGGAGTTTGAAACTAAAGAGCAAGCTGAAAAAGCTCTTGGTCGCCAAGTAGTTGGTGCACCTGTCGAAATCCAATCCCCACCTAAAGCTAAGAAAGCGAAGAAGGTGGAAACTGATGACGAATAAAACAAAGAAAGCTACAGAAGATCAGTTTAATGAACTTCACAACCTTATCACTAAGGAGTTTCTTGCTCGAATTAAGTCGGGCGAAGCTACTACTCAGGATTTAAAAGCAGCTTGTGACTGGCTCAAAACAAACGACATCAGTGGTGTAGCACTTGAAGGAAACCCTCTTTCCAAACTCGCCAGTGTTATGCCGTCTGTAGACCCTGAACTTGTACAAAGTAGGCTCTATGGCAAGCGGTAAAACCTCTAAATACTACAAAAAGAACCCTGCTGCTAGACGTCGTCGTCTTAAGCAACAGGCTAGATACAACAAAACAAAGAAGGGTCTCAAAATACGGACGGCTGCCAACAAATGCAACCGAAAGATGGGTACTTACGGGAATAAAGACGGTAAAGACGCAAGTCATACCGGACCAAAAACCTGTAAAAAGGAATCAATGAAGATTAATCGTACCCGTCCTCGTAAAGGCAAGAAATACGCCAAGAAATGACCCCATTACTTCCAACTCCTGATCACTACTTACACAATCTAATAACCATGACGTCCTCCGAAGCTAAGCGCCTTTGGAGGCGCAGCATCAAAGAACACTTTGGATGCACATGTGTTTATTGCGGAATTACTTATGAATTACATGAACTTACACTGGATCACGTACATCCTCGATCTCTTGGGGGTGAAGACATCACATCGAATGTCGTACCAGCCTGTTCCTGTTGTAATCAGGACAAAGGAAGTAACCACTGGCTCTCTTGGATGAGAGAACAGTTCGGAAAGAATCTACTTCGTGAATCACTTATCTTATCTCACATTAACTGATGGCTAAAAAACTCTCCCCAGCAATGTTTGCTTGGGCTAAGGCAAATAAAAGCAAGCTTAAAAGTCCTACTGCGGCTCAAAAGAAAATCTTTGCTCAATATGACGCAATGGTAAAGGCTGGGGATACTCCCGCTAACCCTAAACCTCGTCCAACGCCTTCTAAACCTAAGAACTCAGAAAAACTTAAAACTACGACTACTACTCCTCAAAAAAAAGAAAAACGAGAATTTCCTACGTTTATGAAAAATACGGGTACAGGTCGTGATGGAAATTTTGGCACCGGTACTGCTGGCCGGGGTTATCCCGACGACAAACGAAAGAAGCTTATGGAAAAGGTACGAAGGAACAGGTTGGGTTGACCTTTAACTAACACAAACAATTAATCAATACCGCGCTCCGAAAGGGGCGCTTTTTTTATGCCACGCACTATGTTGCCGTGGCCTTCTTATCAACGGTTAGCTAATGAATACTACAGTCAGGGTATTAAACCTGCGGCTATTAAAGAAATTTTAGGTGAACCCGTTTGGGAAGGTGAAACATGGCATATCAAACCCTCAGGTGATGGAGGTATTTCACGACAGCGTTTAGAAAGTCGGCAAAGGAATAAGGCCAAATCTGATGCTGAACGTGTAAGTCAATCTAAGATTCAAACGGTTGGTGATAAATCATTTGGTTCTAAAATCAAAGGTTTAGAAGCACACCACCTTCGTATGCTTTCACTTTATGCACCACTATTTAAAGGTGCATCTGAAGCTGATCAAGCCAAACTTGCTCAACATGCAGTCAAAGTTGGTATTCCACTTGGAGATGTTGAAGCTAATCGTGGTGACCTCCCGAGTTCAGCCCATAACAATCTACACAACTACATGCGAAAGCATGGCATGACAGGCAAGCATATGCCTGATTTTTCAAATGCAGATCTAGATAACCGTATTAAAGCGTTTGATGTCCTGTACAAAGATTTTATCCAGCCCGATATTGATTCAAAAACAATATCACTTATGCAGGGCTATAGATCTAAGTACCCAGAAAAGTATCAGCAAAAATATACCATAGGTGAAATGGTGTTTGGTGGTGCTCAATTACTTGCAGACATTTCTAAATCGCCAATCGTCGATGCTGCTGTTGGTGCTTTTGCTGACGTTGATGAAATGGTAAAACAAGGAACTGGTCAACGTATCTTTGATGCTATTCCTGATCCTCGTATTTCAGCTGAACAAAAGAAGAAAGACAACCTCCTGATTAATCAATCTGCTGAACGAACTGCTGCACAAGGTCCTTCAAATGGATTTAACGATGCTGTTGAAGATGCTGCAGAATTTATTAACGATAAAGTTCAAGCATTTTTTTACCCAGGTGCACCTTTAGAGCTACCTGATACTACTTTATGAATGACGTCCTAGAGGCGCTACAAGGTGACTTCAAGCTGTTCCTGCAAGCTTTGTGGCAGCAGCTTGATCTTCCTTCCCCTACACGCGCCCAATATGCAATAGCTGACTACTTACAACACGGACCTAAACGATTACAGGTGCAAGCCTTCCGAGGAATCGGGAAGAGCTGGATTACAGGAGCGTTCGTGTTGTGGACACTCTTTAAGAATCCAGAAAAAAAGATCATGATTATCTCTGCGTCTAAAGAACGTGCAGATAACATGTCTATCTTCCTACAAAAACTTATCATTGAAACACCATGGCTTTCTCATTTACGCCCGAAGTCCGACGATGCAAGGTGGTCGCGAATAAGCTTCGATGTGAATTGCTCACCCCACCAAGCCCCAAGCGTAAAAAGCGTTGGAATCACAGGCCAGCTGACCGGAAGTCGTGCCGACCTGATGGTGCTAGACGATATTGAAGTTCCTGGTAACAGCTTGACAGAAATGATGCGGGAAAAGCTCCTACAACTGTGTACGGAAGCTGAATCAATCCTCACTCCTAAGGATGACTCCCGCATTATGTACTTAGGTACACCTCAGACAGTCTTTACTGTCTATCGTAAGCTCGCTGAGAGGTCCTACAAGCCCTTTATTTGGCCTGCTAGGTATCCTAGGGACCTCGCTAATTATGAAGGCCTTATAGCGCCTCAGCTGCAGGAAGACATAGACATGGGTGCAGAGAAATGGCACCTAACTGATCCAGATAGATTTAATGAAGATGACCTTATTGAACGTGAAGCGGCCATGGGTCGGTCTAACTTCATGCTTCAATTTATGCTTGACACCAGCCTTAGTGATGCGGAGAAGTTTCCGCTCAAGATGGCTGACCTTGTCGTTACCTCTGTTAATCCCAAATCTGCTCCTGACTCAGTCGTCTGGTGCTCAGACCCACGTAATGTCATCAAAGAACTACCGACTGTTGGACTACCTGGAGATTATTTCTACAGTCCAATGCAGCTCCAAGGAGAGTGGGGTCCTTACCAAGAGACAATCTGCAGTGTTGACCCGTCGGGTCGTGGCACGGATGAAACAGCAGCGTGTTATATCTCACAACGCAACGGTTTCTTGTACTTGCACGAAGTGCGAGCTTACAGAGACGGGTACAGTGACGACACACTCTTGGACATTCTGAAGGGATGTCGTAAATTTGGTGTCACTAAATTAGTTGTTGAGACTAATTTTGGTGATGGTCTTGTAGCTGAATTGTTTAAAAAGCATCTCCTACAAACTAAACAAGGTATAGACGTTGAAGAAGTTCGAGCCACCGTACGTAAAGAACAAAGGATCATTGATTCCCTTGAACCTATTCTTAATCAACATAGGCTTATCGTTGATCGGTCTGTCATTGATTGGGACTACAACTCCAACAAAGATGCAGCACCTGAAGAACGACTCCTTTACATGCTCTTCTATCAAATGAGTCGTATGTGTCGTGAAAAAGGTGCAGTTAAACACGACGACAGATTGGATTGCTTAGCTCAAGGCGTTAAATACTTCACAGATTGTATGTCGATCTCAGCTCAAGAGGTCGTCAATCAACGTAAACGTGAAGAGTGGGCTGACCTCATATCGTCAACCATTGAAGACCCTCAAGGGTCAGCAAATCACCTTGTCCTTGGCATGAATTTAGAGCAAAAACGACAAGCTAGAGGATTTCCCCAAAACTCAGTCCCCACCTGGGTTTAGAGCTAACCCGCACCGTATACAGGAGGGGGAGAGGGTGGACTCCCCTTTTTGTACTGGGGAAGACGACAACTCTTCCCCTTTATATATGTCCAGGTGAGCGTAGCGAACGGACATTCTGTAAGTACCGCCCAAGGGGTTAAACCCAAACGACACAAATATCTTTAACTAGAACTATCTACTTGTTGATATCGTGAAATGGACACGAAGTGTCATTACATATATCAACTCTGTGATTACATCCACTCCACGTTACGTACTACATGCATAATGTATCATTGATCTCATCTACACAAGATGGAGATTACCTAGTCAGTTATATGGCTAGGGTGTCTAACCCAGATAATCAATCAAACACTGAGACCAGTGCTAGGTTAATTAAGTACCTTATTAAACATAAACATTGGTCACCATTTGAGATGGTGAACATGTGCGTAGAGATTAACACTACTCGAAGTATTGCAGCTCAAATACTTAGGCACCGTAGTTTTAGCTTCCAAGAGTTTAGCCAACGTTATGCAGGGGTCGTTGAGAAACCTGATGTACTTGCTGTACGACGTCAAGACTTAAAGAACAGGCAAGCATCTATTGATGATGTAGATCCGTTCACTAAACAAGACTTCCAAGTTAAAGCACAGATGTTGTATGACATGTCATATAAGCTGTATGGTGAGCTTTTGGCTGCTGGAGTCGCTAAAGAGTGTGCCAGAGAGGTCTTACCCCTTAGCACACCAACCAAAATGTACATGAATGGTACGTTGAGGTCGTGGTTGCACTATTGTGACCTGCGATGTGCCAATGGTACGCAATATGAGCACAAGTTAATCGCTGATCAAGCAAAAGAACTGATCAAAGAGTGTTTTCCTACTGTATATGAGGCGTGGACTAATGTTCTGTAACTTGTATTTGCTGTTTTGTATTGTTGGTGGGGTTGAAATTGCTCCTGATGTCTATCAGTTAGAGCTGTTGAACACTGAAACGGGTGTCGTACATGAGATATTGGTCCCGATAAAAAATGACAAAAATCTCTGAAGTCTATTCGCATAGGGAGGGTCGCCGGATTCACCCCCGTAGGGGGTAGGGTCGCCGTTAGATCGTTGATCTAGCGATCAGCACTGGGTTCTCGGGTGCTACGCGGGCGCACGCGGTAGTTGGATCGCACGGTATCCTCACGCATCCGTGCATACACCACGCACCATCTGTTGCGACCTCCCCTTAAGAACCCAGTGATACCAAGGGATCTCAAGTGATAAGCTATGGTAATGTAGTGATAAGTACAGCTGATAACCACTGCTACCACTAGGCTCTTGCCACATCATGTTCAGCTTGCTACACTCCATTGCCATCCACTGCTGTATATTGACTATCTGATGTCTGATTTGAAGGTCTTGATCTCGACTCTCCCTGTTAAGGG